TTTAACTGCTAAAATAGAAAGTGGTCTTTTTATACTATGGTTGTATGTTGGAAAGTCTTGGGGTTTGTACTGTTTCTTGTTGGTTTGCATCCAGTCATCACTATACCACATTGTATCTATGTTACCCTCTTCATCTGCAATGCCTGAACGCCAATTTTGAACGGGTGTGTACTTAACCTCTACAATATTTTCCAATGCCTCATCCATTATTATCTGCTGAACATAAAAACCATAGCATTTTAAGTCAAATGCCCACCTGCGTAAGTCATCATCTTTGAAAAGTCTTTTAAGTAGCATATAATCCTGAGGCTTATTGGCTGCATCTGCACTTGTTAACCCGTTGCCTATAATAGAATCAGCAACACCGTTTATAATAGCATGGTTTGTAGGTGAACCCCTGTACCTATCTAACAAATACTCAAAATAATTATTACCCTCACCGTATTCTACCCATTTCTTCTGAGGGTTTTCCGTTATAGATGGACTTGTATAATTTGATAATGTTACAAATTCTATCATTTTGTTATGTATGTTGTTTCTGTCTTTGTTGGCTGTGTGTAGTAGTCATCTGTTACAGAATAGTTCTCTAAATCGGTTTGGTCTGTGCAGTATATCTTAGAAAAGTTAACTAGCTGTGATCCTAAATAAATCTTAACCATATAAAAACGACCCTCTATAAAATTGTAGGTAACATCTATTGTTAAAATACCATCTGAAATAGTACCTGCAACTAAATTAGAATCTGATGAGTTAAGACTTTCATCTATAACCATTACATTGAACGTGCTGCCCTCATAGTCCCTTACATAAGGGGTTATGGTTTGAGCAGTCGCTATTGCTGATAATATAATCATACTAATATAACGCTTAAACCCCTATTTTGTTTCTTTTTTGTATATTGGTATAAAGAAAAACCCCCACCGATTAGGCAGGGGTTTTTTATATCATCCGCTAGGATGGTGGGTCTGTTCCTGCTGTTACAGTTACAGGCCCTGGTATTTGATCAAAAGGATAGTCTGCTGCTGTTGGGTCAGCAGTTGCAGTTAGGAAATTGGCAGGTTCTTGCTCACGCCCTGTCAATACCATAGTATATCCTGATAAATCTCCCATCGCTGTTCCTGAAGTAACCGTTCCTCCCGTTACTTCCATTCCAAATGTACGCCCTAAGAATAACACGTTGTCATTGTTATCCTGGACAAACACATAAGGATTGCCGTAAGCCATTATCTTCAGTTCTTTTCGAGTTACAGCGTTCAACTGCTTAACAGTTAGGTTTAACACCTGCTCCCAAAAAGTTGTGCCTGTTTCCCTTGAAGAGTTAATGGTTTCCTCAAAATTAGATATGTCCTTGGTTTCGTACTTATAGACTGTTACCTCTCCCAAATCTGTGATAATATCCTCAGCACTTTCTACAATCGTTCCATCCCCTGCATTCATAAAATAGACTGCCTTAATGCCACCGATTGCATCCTTACATAATTCTAATCTTCCTTTGCTTAAATCACATGCCATAGTCTATAAGATTAAGCAGGTGTATAAAGTACAATTTCTGATCCTATGCCGTATTGTGTACCTGCTGTAAAACGCATTACAAAACGAATATTTTTGCTGCCGTCGATTTCGGACATCGATAAAATTTTGATCTCATTTGTATCGTTGAGCAGTCCTGTTCCGTACCATAGGTTAGATGCCTGTGCTGCTACTGCATAGTTTGATGTCAAACCGTTTGCAATAAATACAGGTATTCCATCAAATGTGAGTCCACCACTCCTGTTAAACCATTGTGTACCTTGTGCATTTGTACCTGATGCTCCAACTCCACTAGCTGCAAATCCACCTAATGCTCTGATATAT